ATCAGGATCTGCTCCAGATTCTTCACGAATCTTGAAATAGTTAGGGATGTTCTGGGTTTTCTTCAATTGAATATCCAATGGAAGACAATTCTCAAGATCAACAATATCAATCTTTTGATCATCTTTCATTTTATTGGCATACCTTGAAGTTTTACAACCGGTAAAACCTAACTCTTTCAATTCGTTTACAATCTGTTGTTCATATCGATGCCCTTTTGTACGAGCATATCGTCCTCTGTGCTTCTTAGTCGAAGCAATCTTTAAGGCATTCAAATTCGTCTTCTTCGGCTCACTTTTTTGCATAATACGCTTTTGTTTGTTCAATTAACTCCAGCGTTTTTCTGTGTCCGTGTGCTTTACGAAAATCGCTGATATCTTTATCTCCTCCATGGATTGGTAAAAAAGCAAAATCCAATTCTGGATATTGTTTCTTTAGCTTTCTCATTGAGGAAATACCTGCTTTGTCATTGTCAAAATTGACAATAATGTGTTTGAAACGAGACTTTATCTTTTTATATTGTACTTCGGATAGGAATTCGTTTTCTGAACAAGGAGCAATAGCAGGAATACCATATTCATACAAAACCATCAAATCCTTCTGAGACTTTGTAATAACTACGTACTCTCCTTCTTTAGGAAGAACATGTGCTCCTTGAATATACGTTGATTTTCAATTGGATACAAACTTGAACTTCTTCAATCCTGGACGATATAATCTCCAAAGCTCTATTCCATCTTTTATTCCACCAAAGTAACCATAACAATGCTGACGTCCAGTATCAACATAAAAAAGATTGTCGTTTAATCAAGCGGTTTTACAAGCAAACACCTTAAATTTTTTCAAGGTGCTTGCTGTAATTCCGTAGTTTCCTCATCATTGTAAATCTCTTTCATTGAAGTCACGAATTTCAACATTGATTCGAGCAGTAGTTTTCTCCTCAATCTTCTCTCCGTTATATTCAATTTTAGGTTTATTCTTGACAAGTTTTATTTTCTCAATAATGCCAAAGTCATTGGCGATGATATTGAGAGCAGTATAGTATGATACTTGGAATAAAGCCTGAACATATCCAAAGCAGTCATAATAGGAACCATCACCAAAGTCATGAACCATCAGTCGTCCTTTTTTATTTCGGAAACAACTAACAGTAGGATTTTTATCTCCTCGTAACTTTGAACAGAATAATCCTTTCTGAATTGGAACACCATAAAAACTGAGAATTTCTTCTTCAGAAACTCTACTAAGAATGAGCTCTTTTGTTAGCTCAATTGGAGTCAGACTGTACTCCATTGATCCTTAATATTTTAGAATGGTAAGTCGTCGTCAGACTTATCTTCTTCAATACCAAGAGCTTCAGCAAGTCCCTCTACACTACCTGATTCTGTCTGTTTCATATTGGTAGGACGAGCATTGTTTGCAGCATCAATCTTCTTCTGTTCGGATTGATTAAGAACAAGATCATGACCAATAAAACGAGTGGCAATACCAAGAGCGCCGGTCTTCGTGATACGAGCAGGAAAACCAGGAATGGCATTAAAACCATTACTCTGAGGGATAAGTTTTACCTGAAGATCCATACCAACGTATGGTTCAGTGAGAATCTCAATAAGCTTGATAAGCTGATTAAAATTAAGATTCTTGATGTTTACGTGTTTACCTTTTACTTCTACAGTATCGGTATCAATCTTCTTACCAATCTCTGGATCAAGGGCATCAAGAATCTCTCGAACGGCAACCATAAAATGCTCAACCTGAGAGGGGTTCTGACCAAACTGGCTCTCGCTACGTTCGTTAGAAGTAGGTTCAAAGAAATTGTGAGTAAACTCACCATAACCTTCAACATCGAGAGCAAGTTGCATAGTATTATATGTGTTACCGTTGTTTTGTGAGGTGATCGTATTAAACTTTACACCATTAAACTTAGCGTTATGAATACCCGCGCTGAGGGTTTTTCCCGCTTCTTTAACGCCAGCGGTAGCGGTTAAATCAAACATTCCCATATTAAAATGACACTAAAAGATTGAGCTTAAAGCTCGAATAGCCAATCGGCATCATCTTCTAACTCCTTCTGATCCATTGAATTAACTGCTGCCTCTTCAAAAGCAACAATATTCTTCTCAGAAGAACTGTCATCTTCTTTTACTGGAATTAACTTAAAGACTCCATCTTTAACTTCACCAGCCTTATCCCTTCATTCTTCAAACGAGAAGATGCTTCCATACTTTAATAGTGTGTCACGCTGCTCTCCTCTAAATGCAAGGGTTTTGCTCTTTGTGAGCTTTAATCCGTCTACTCCATCGGTAAATACGTTAGCTTTACTAATGATAGGATATACATCACTGGGACCAGTATACCAATAGTTTATTGATATTCTGTCACCAGCAACAACTCCTAACTTAGTTATTGCTTCAGAGGAAAGTTGAATCTTGTTATCAAGTACTTGAATATCAAAGTTTTTATAACTTTTCAATTCTTTGATAACTGATTCCCTTCCAATTACTTTCAAGTTACTTACCTTTTGAGTGTTTTCATCAAAGTCAAATGAAACACTAAACATTATTCTGCAAGAGAAGGAAAGATTCGTTCCCAATGATAATCAATGGTACCATCTTCCTGCATCTCACCCAGGAGAATGTCTTTGTTTCTTAAATGTTCTGGTCTAGAACCACAATCTACAAACTTGTCCCCACTGTTAAAAGAGAGAATAGTATTGGAGTCATCATCTCTGCAAAGATAACCAATAGCATCACTACGAGATGCAAGAACCCTACCAGTCTTACCAGTCAAATCAATCACTTTTGCAGTAATGTCAGAATTAGCTACTGCAGAGTCTTTCACATGACAAACAAGAATGATATTTGGTACTACTTTGGAGAACATATCAACTACCATATCAATTGCGTCTCTGAGCTTGCTATACCCGGCACCCATTGGTGCATCAAGAACGTCCTTACCAGTAAACTTTGCACCAGCGGGGGTTTCAATATAAAGTTTCAGAGCAAGAGGTTTTACAATTTCCTCAAGAGCAGTAACAGTGTCTAAAGTGATGAATTTATAAGGACAGCCAGCGTCTTTGATAGCCTTTGCAATTTCTTTCAAGTCTGCAAGATTGTGTGCTTCCACTTTCATCGCATCGATATATTTATATCCACCTTCCAGATCAATAACAAGATTATCAGGAAGATTAGCAAGAGCAGTAGATTTACCTATTTTAGCTTTTCCAAAAACGATTAAGTACTTTGGATCTTGAAGTGTGGCTTTGATTTTTTCTGTAGGCAACGTAATCGCCATATTAAAAACTATAAGTTAAAGGTTGTTTAGCTTCCGCAATGTCCTTTACGGGAGCTTCATCTTCTTTTACTTGTTTGATTTTTATCAAGCTTGTATATGGCATAAAGTCTTTAATAGTATTGGCTTTAGGAAGTTCTCTTCAATACCCGATTTCACCATAAAAGCTCACAGGAATAATTTTATCAGATTGCCCAAACCTGTTTTTGATCAATCGTGCAGCACGATATCGATCCCGAAGACCAAGAAAGTCTTCAGGAGCAGGATTTTCATTTTCAATAATAATTGGATAACCTTTATGAGTCTTAATTTTATACTTTAGAGGATGATAAATACCAATACAAACAAGACAATCATTGTATGGATTGCCTGAATCCTTGATATCTTCGTCACTCAATTCAGTTAGTTCTGCTTTTCGTCGGTCCATGTTTGAAGCTTCTCTATTCTGCTGCATCAACATATAAAAAGATACATTGCAGATCTCTCTGAACTTAA